AAAATTGGCGGTTTTCGGCTTTTTTATTTGGTATCTACTAATTCTATGACGGCAGCTACTCGCTGCCCGGGTTCGATTGGGCCGCAGCAGGATGAGCTGCAGCAGCTGCTGGTACGCAGCAGACGAATCCAAACTCCGAAAACTCCAGAGAAGCACCACCCCACTCAGAAAGGGGGTGGCCCTCTGGGAAGTTGCCCAGCGCCCGCGGGAAACATCTACTACAATCAGAGCAGATTGACTGGTGTCGTGCAACATAAGAATGGGGTTATCCACAGGTATTTTCCAAACTCCATTGGCAAACTCCTCGTGATGTGGTATAAGTTGTTCAGGTTATAACCACCCCGGGAAGCACACGGAGTTATTCGACACTTCTCGGATTGGAAGTGCGTGTGACTGAGTTCCCGAATATATTGAATAGGGAGCGACTTTGAGAAAAGTTACCAATGGTTTGTCCGCCACTTCCTAAATAGAAAGGAAAGTTATCCACAGATGAATATGTTAGAGTTAATATTATGGGTTTCACTTATGTGGATTGTATTGTATGGTGGAATCATATTAATTAGTTAAAGGAGAAATAGAAATGACTAGTGAATCTAAAGACTTAGTAAAAGTAGAATCAGTAAAGGGTGTGGACATTACACCTGTGATTACTGAGATGGTAGAATACAGTAAAGATCAAGCAAGTGTTGGCGATCTCGAATCAATTATATCTGGTGTTCCTCGTAAGGACAGCATGGATTGGAAGTTGATTAGTGGTGTTATGGCTAACAGTATTGTTGAGTGGATTGCTGAGAACAAGGAAGAACGTATCCATTTGCTACATCATATGCAAAAGGATATTGGCTACTTGTTAAAACGCATAGGGTTAGCCGACTAGTCTTGGCTATCATGGGGGCGACAGTCACATTAGCCCCCGCTCCTTTGTTCTAGGTGTAGTGGATACCCATAAGTAACGCAACTACACCTAGTTTTTTTTGGGGCTTGGTTGCCTAGCTTGGCGCACGCCTACGGCGGCCCGGGATAAAACGACCCCCATCCCCCCCTTTTTTGCTTGACACCCCTAGAGTAGTTGCGGTTGCAAGATTGAGAGTGACAATGATTAGAAAAAACGTTATAAAAAATTTTTAAAAAAATTAAATCGTTTTTATATGGCTTTTTTAGTTGCGAACGTTCCACCAGTAAAGGTATATGTTAAGAAACAGTATTTGTATGATCATCAAAAAGGACATGGAGAATTTGTAGAAGGTGTTTGGGCTACTGTTAAGTCAATCCAAGGCCGAGCGCTCTACTTTGAAACGTATCTGCCGGAATATGCTGCTCTTTATGATAAGCTCCCTATCAGTGCTTTTGTTTCTTCCCCTGATATTAAAGATGATCTTCCATTAGAAGAACTAGAACTTTGGGATTCTTTTAGTTACCACATTACAGTAATAGAAAAAACAACAGTACCACCTAGAGCAAGATATCTATCTCCATCAAAAAAATGGCACTCAGGTGAATATTTGTTTACGATTGACAGTTGTCATGCAGATCATAACCTACCAAACATAAACTATTCACAAGTTCCAGCCGAGCATAAGTCTTTCAACATAATAGAATTGGACAATGGCCACTTTGCGGCACAGCCAAACAACAGAACACTGTTTTATGACAAGTCATTGACACCATCTGAACCTAAACAACCTGATTTCAAGGTATCAACCATAGAATATAACGTAGAATCTATCAGTAAATGGACTGCAGGCGATGATACAAACTACTTTTATGAGTTCAAAGAGCAAAAATGAGCAATTTAGAGTCTTTAGACACTCAAACTCTAAAGTATATTCTTAAAAATGCACTCTTAGACAAGCAAGAGAAGGCACAAAACGACTTTTTATCGTTTGTAAAGACAGTTTGGCCTGATTTTATCGAAGGAAAGCACCATCAGATCTATGCAGAGAAGCTAAATCGTATTGCAAACGGTGAATTGAAGCGATTAATCGTCAATATGCCTCCTAGACACACAAAATCGGAGTTTGCATCTAACTTATTTCCTGCTTTTTACATGGGCCGTCACCCAAAGGCCAAGCTTATT